CGTGTTTTCTATTTATCTAAAAGCAAGTGCTGCTTGCACTGTGAACATCACTTTGGGAGTTACTGACGAAACGGGCAGTGACGCAGAAAGTGCAGTTCAATCATGTGCTTTAACAACTGATTGGCAACGGTTCTACACCACTGTCTACATCCCTATTGACTTTTCCCCCAACGATACTATTACAATGACCGCAAGTGTTTCTGGAACTTTGACTGGGCAAACCGTAACTCTTGATAACGCACAGGTAGAACGTGGCTATGCACCATCAGAGTACTTTGACGGCTCTATGCCCGCCGATTACGGTGTTGTTTGGTCAGGGACTGCCCATGCTTCAAAATCATTTTACTACACAGACAAAAACATCAAAATCCCACGGTTGCTCCAAACCCTAGATAACTGGGTTCCAAGGCATATTCCTTATCGTATTAGAAGTCACTCAGGTGTCGAGGGAAGTTTCGCCCCGTAGAAATTTAGGTCTAAGATACACCCATGGACCTACTCATAGAACTACTCGTAATCTCTTTTGCTGTTGCATATTTTACTGAGGCAATTCAAGCCTTCTACGATTTAAAAAAACTACGTGGATTTGTTGCTTTGCCATTCGCTGTTTTGTTTTGTTGGCTATTTGGTTACCCATGGATAGAAACAGCACTCTTTGCTCCCGCTAGTTCATTTTTAGCATTAGGAATCACAATGTTTTTAACTAAAGAAGAAGTAAGTGTTCAACCAATTCGACGATACTAGGAGCATAAAATGACACGATTATTAATTGTTGGCGGTGCTGATGATTTAGACGTAACAGTTGGTTTGCGAATGTTACTGGAAAAGAAAAACATTACAGAGATTGTTCTACCCTCTCACGAACCAAATGAAACACAAGACCAAATCATCCTCACTGCTTCTGAAAAAGGTATCTCTGTTAGAACAGGAGGAGACCTTGATGAATTGATGGAAGTTTTTGTTGCGGAAGACATTTTGGCTGTCGCATGGGATGAATCGGATGAATGCTTCGAGGCTATTGAATGGGCACATGACAAAGGCTTAGATATATGGGACATTTCAAATGGCTTAAATATTGTGGATACACAGACAGAAGCGTTAGAAGAGCACCTAGACGAAGTGCTTGCAGACTTCACTGAATCCCTATCAGCACTAATTTACAAGATGGTGATGGACCAAATCAACGGCGATGGTAAGCACAAATACCGTCGCTCTGAGTGAGCCTTTCATCTCGGTTGCTCGACGCGAATTTAAGCCATTTCCAGTTCCGTCTCTTCGTTACACTGTGGTCCTTAGCAACCTCTGACGGGGTAATAGAGCAACCAATGGATACTCTCGGCTGCTCGACGCAGGCTAAATCTAGGAACACTGTCAGAGAGGCTCTACGGGCTTTAGAGGACAAAGGACTACTTGAAACACATCGCAAAAAGCGTGGGCGAGGGTTCTATTCTGGAAACACATACCAGTTGTTATGCCCTCTGTGGGAGGCATCAGTATGCCCTGTAGAGAGGGCATCTACAGATAGAGCAGATAGTAACTATGACTATCTAGTTAATAGACTATTAGTACCTAATAGTCATATTAGTCAAACTAGTTATGAAAATATAAAAATACAAAAAGTAAGTGAGGAATCAATGAATAAAAGTTGGCGTGAAGAGCAAGCCAAGGATGATTCCATTGGTGGTGTCGGAAAGATGGAGTCAGAGACACCGAGGACACCGCCGAGCAAGAAAGACACGAAGACACGAGGACTACGACCAGCAGCAGAGTGGACAAGTCGCGATGTAGCAGCCGAGTTCTCCTACCTTGTTGGCAAGAAGTTTCCCTGGCTTCCAGGAACTGTCAACGTCAGTCACCTCGCGGGAGCACTCGCCAAGCAACGTAATCAGTATCAGACGACAGCCCTGGTCGAACTAGAGTTGTTAAAGATGTTTATGGCTGACCAAAAGAACTTTATAGGCATCGGCAACGAGGCTCCGTATTTGTATAAGAAGTTTCTAATGATGTTTAAAACCCACCTGGTCAAGGCGCATAACAATCTTGGGATAGTCCTGCCAAACGTTCAGGGCGTGTCAGAAGATATTACTACCGATGTCATCTATGCTTCGGATGGAAGAACATTCGACAACACGATTGCAGGTCGGTCTGCGCTAGAAAGGTATGAGAAAAAGTTAAATGCCTAAGTATGATTTTAAATGCGATTCCTGCGAAGGCAGTCTTGTGGAGATGCACTTAACCTTTAACTCTACTGAGCGACCTAACTGTGACCGTTGTGGCAATGCAATGAGCAAAGTATTTACACCACCTGCAGTTCAATTCAAAGGCGGAGGATGGGGAGGTCAGTAATGCAGTGTGTTGCTAAAACCGCTACAGGTAAACTTTGCAAAGTAGTTGGGGAAGAATCTCGAGGCGGGCTGTGTCATGTCCATGACCCAAATGGAAAGTATCAAGTGCAGCACCCTAAATTTGCAGAAGCAGTTAAAAGAATTCAGGAAAAGGAATTAACATGAATCTTGCACTCATCATCGGAATCTTAATTGGTATTCCTATTGGAATGCTTGTGTATACATGGGTGGAAAAAGAATGATGCAGTATTGGTCCTGGATTCTTGCAACTATTGGAGTAGCAGGTATTTTTCTTGTAGGACGAAAAGCAATTTGGGGTTGGCCTGTTCTTTTTATGAATGAGTGCCTTTGGATTATTTATGCTTTGACAACCAAGCAATACGGATTTATTGTTGCAGCAGTTGCTTACGGAGTGGTTTACGTAAAGTCTTTCTTGCATTGGAGAAGAGATGGCTAAAAAGAAAAAAGATTTACCCGTCTTTGCTATCGTCACTATGCCCAAGTGGAAGTCTAAAATTTTAGATGTTATTGTCGGCATCTTGTTTCCAGGAGAGTTGTACTTTGTTTTAACAATTCAAGAGACAGGAATGACTACAAACGGTAAAGGCAAATACACCGACGACAGGGGAGTCTCAGTTGACTTATCAGATTGAAACGTTATCTCCTTTTAAACGCCACTGGATATTACGTAACTCAAATATCCCCCGACGCTTTCTTGGATTAGAACCTGCTGACATGCTGTCAGACTTTCCAGAAACAGTTGTCGACTGGTTAGAGGAGATAGTAACGGGCAACGTTATTAAGCAGGTTGGCGGTCTTGGATTAACAGGTGTTGGGTTGCTTTTTGATGGGGGACCAGGACTGGGTAAAACAACTCACGCAGTTGTAGCAGCCATGGAGTTTATAAAGCAGTTACCAGAGGATGAAGATATTGCTAAAAAAGTTCTTGCGTATAAGTCAGGTTCAGATTACGGAATGTTATCTCGCCCTATTTACTATTTAACCTACCCTGAGTTTCTCTCTCGCAAGAAGGCTATGTTTGATGCGGACGCTGATGAGAAGCGTGAGATGAATCGAGAGATGGAAGGTTTTCATGGACGTGCAAAAGAAGATTGGTTAAATGTTCGTTTGTTAATTCTTGATGACTTAGGTAAGGAATACGGCTCTAACTACGACAACACTTCTTTTGACGAGATTTTACGCAGTCGATACGACAGAGCATTGCCTACAATAGTAACTACCAACGAGATGCTGGAAAATTGGGGAGCCAAATACAGCAACGCGATGGCAAGTTTTGCTAATGAGGCATTCCAAAGAGTTCGCCTAGTTAACAAAGACTTACGGAAGGCACGAGCATGAAGAAAGGCTCAAATTTGGAGACGTGGAGAACGGTCCAGTTATTTCTCTCGACTACGGGGGTGTACGAGGTACAACTACGCCCTGGTGATACGAATGCGAAATGTAACTGCCCTTCTTACCGAGTTAGAAGCAAATGTAAACACACCGAATTTATTCAACAGCGCATGCTAGAAAACTCTGGGCAATACGCTATCTTAGTTCCTGAAGACGTTCCTGAAGATGAGGCTGCTAAAGCCAACGATTCTGCAGATGCGTTTAGAAATTTTATTTTAAAATACGCGAGAGTGGAAGTGTTGTGAAGAATGGCGACATTTCAAATGAAACACCTTCACGTTTAATTGTTCTTGCTGAAGTTGTTGCACAAACCGAGGAAGTAAAAGAAAAGAAACTCTTTAAATCATCTACTTATCTTCGTATAAGTAACATTAATAAAGAAGCAGTTGCACAGTTATGGATTTTAACTAATAAGTATGGCTTGTCCGTAGAACTTGCAGGTATTGAGGAAAGTGGTTTAGATAAATCTGATTTAGACCATCTAATGGAAATTCTTGACAGGAGAGGAGGCAACCCGTTTAATTTCGCACAACTCTACATAACGACACAAGAGTTGGTAGATGACTTACCTTATCGCGTAAACCTAAAAGGTGTGATAGACATTCCCACTAGATTAGGAAGATATGGTTCTTGGGGTATTGAATTAAATCGTTTATGAGAGGAGAATGAATTCGTGGCAGCAGATAATGAACATCGCTTAGTAAGTAAAGTAATTCGGGACCGCGACATTCTCCCAGTTTTACAACGTGGAATCACCTCTGATTGGTTTTTAGACGACGACAACTCTCGTGTATGGAAATTTGTTGTAAAGCACTACACAGAGTATTCAGAAGTTCCAACTGCAGTAACTGTTAAAGACCACTACCCAACATATAAAGTTTTAGATGTTCAAGACTCCTTAGAATTTCTAGTTGACCAAGCAGTAACTTTTAGAAGAAAAATACTTGTTCGACAAGGTTTAGAAAACTCTGTTCAAAAGTTAACCGAAAATGACCACGAAGGTGCTTTGGTTGCTATGGAAGCAGCCATCACTAAAGTTAATATGCAAGGTGTTCAAGGCACTAACGAACTTGATTTAACAAAAGACGCGGAAGCAAGATTTGCTGAGTATCAAGCATTAGCAAACCAAACAATGCTAGGAATTCCAACAGGCTTCGACAAAATTGACGAGGCAACTGCTGGATTACAGGGTGGGCAGTTAGTGACAGTCATTGCTCCACCTAAGACAGGTAAATCACAAATAGCATTAGCAATAGCGATACACGTGCATCGTGACGGCAAAGTGCCAATGTTCCAGTCTTTTGAAATGACTAACAGAGAACAACAACAAAGACACGACTCAATTCGTGCTCAAGTTTCACATGGTCGTCTTCGTCGAGGAAAACTTTTCACCGATGAAGAAACTCGTTACCTTGACATGCTAAAGGGAATGGATGGAGCAAAAGAACCTTTCCATCTTGTTGATGCTGTAAACGGATTAACCGTTGCGTCTTTATCTGCCAAAATTTCAAAGTTAAAGCCAGACATTGTGTTTGTTGATGGCGTTTATCTCATGATGGATGAAATGACTGGTGAGATGAATACCCCACAATCTATTACAAATGTGACTAGAGCACTAAAGCGTCTTGCTCAACGTCACGACATTCCAGTTGTTGTAACAACTCAGACTTTGTTGTGGAAGATGAAAGGCGGGAAAGTAACTGCCGACTCTATTGGTTACTCCTCTTCATTTTTCCAAGACTCAGATGTCATCCTTGGTTTAGAACCAGTTCCAGATTACGACGACTTAAGAACTTTAAAGATTGTTGCAAGCCGTAACTGTGGTCCTAGTGAAACAAGTTTGACTTGGAAATGGGAAACAGGGTGTTTCCACGAAGAAGCAAAGAACGATAAATGTTCTGTATGTAAGAGAGGCAACGTAATATGACGGTTGTAGATGTTGAGAAAGTTCTTAATAAATTAGGTGTGTACATACTAAGAAACCGTGGCGATGAGATGCAGGCTCATTGCCCTGGTCATGAGATTAGAACTGGGAAAAAAGATGTTAACCCGTCTTGGTTCATAAACCAACGAACAGGTGCTCACATGTGTTTTTCTTGTGGGTTTAAGGGAAACTTGTTCTCTTTAGTTGGAGAAATACAAGGCTTTTATATTTCAGAAAGCATTGATTACGGAGCAGTCAGTAAATGGATTGCTCAAATTGAAAACATTACTCCACAAGAATTGGCTGCTCGTTTAAAAGAGGCCCCTCAATATGTAGCACCAAAGCAAGAGTTACCCATGGACAATTCAAGACTGGCGTTATTTACTGAGCCTCCAGCATGGGCTTTAGACTCTAGAGGGTTAACAGCAGAGGCGTGTCGTAAGTATGAAGTATTGTGGGCAAAAGAAGATACATGGATACTTCCCATTAGAAATCCACATGACCATAATTTATGGGGTTGGCAAGAAAAGCACTCGAAGCAACGTTTATTTAGAAACAGACCCCTAGGCGTTACAAAGTCTCGAACATTATTTGGTGCACACGAATTAACCCCAGAAATGTCTATCTTAGTTGAGTCACCTCTGGACGCTGTAAGAATCGCTTCTGCAGGAGTAGTAGGTGGGGTTGCTGCTTTTGGAGCACAGGTAAGTGAGTCTCAACTTAAACTCTTACGTTATTCCGATGTAGTCATCGTTGCCTTAGATAATCCAAAAGTAGACTCTGCTGGGAAAAAGGGTTGCGAAGCGTTTTTACAAGGTGCAAAGAAGTTAGGCATTACCGCTAAGTTCTTTAACTACGCCTCTACAGGGCTAAAAGATGTTGGCGATATGGCTAATGAACAGATTCTTTGGGGTATAGAAAATGCTATTGACATGATTTATGGGGAGAAGGCGTATCTTTAATGTTTACAGGCACTTTAAAACCGTATCAAGTTGAAGCCGTTGAACGTATGGCAAAGCAAAAGAAAATGCTGGTTGCTTACGAGA